GATATATTGTTTACTATTCCTAACAGATTATTAGAAAGAAAAGATTTAGATGGATTAAATGTTATTTTTGGAGTATCAAAAGGCACAATTGAAAGAAACGTATTACAACCATTAAGAGAAATATATGGAAAAGATTTAGTAGGATTTATTAATTCTCAAAATATAGCTAATCTATTTGGGCAAGAAGTGTATTGCTTAGGAACTGAAAAAATAAGCCAAGTAAGTAAAATACAAGGTACATCTATCAAATATGCTTATGGAGATGAAATGGCAAAATGGAACAAAGAAGTATTTATAATGATACAAGGTTCTTTAGATAAGCCGTATTCGTGCCTAGATGGAGCATTGAATCCGGAAAATAAAAATCACTGGTTAAAGAAAGACTTTTTAGATGTGATAAAAGAAAAAGGATTAGATGTATATACACAATATTATACAATATTTGATAATCCATTTTTGCCAAAGGATTTCGTTGAAAATCTTTGTAAGGAATACAAGGGAACAGTTTATTATAATAGATTAATATTAGGGCAATGGTGCGATGCTGAAGGATTAATATTCCAACAAATTGCAAATGATGATAAAAGATTTATTACTACTACAATTCAATATAATTCTATAATAAGTATAGGAATTGACTGGGGTGGCAACAAATCAAAACATAGCATAACAGCAACAAAAATAAGCAGAGATTTTAAAAGTGTACAAGTGCTAAAAGCTAGTACAATGAAAGCAACAGGAACAAACACAAAGCAAGTATTTAGATGGATAATAAATTTTATAAAAGAGATACAGGACAAATATGGAACTGTATCTTTTATTTTTGCTGATAGTGCAGAACAAGTATTAAACAATTCTTTAAATGGAGAATTAAGAGCAAATGAAATTAATTTGGTAGTTCAAGATAGTTTAAAAATTGAAATCAAGAACAGGATTGAACTTTGGAATAGGTTGTTAAATTTGGATAAAATAAGCTTCATAGAAGGACAATGTCAGACTTTAATAGAAGCTTTACAAACAGCTTTATATGATGAAAAAGCAAAAGATGACAGGTGGATAGATGATGGAGAAACGTCGGACATAGATAGTTTAGATAGTTTCAATTACTCATTTGAATATTGGTTTGAAGAGATATCTTATTATTTAGGAAAGGTAGCATAAAATGAATAATGTAGTATTAAAATATTTAAAAAGCAAAGGATATAATACAGTATCGACAGATTATTATAATTTTGTGGAAGCATGGGAGTCTTGGTGGAAAAATCAAGTAGACTTTCATAAATATCATGACCAAACAGGAAAAGAAAGAAAAATGTTTAGTCTAGGCATGGCAAAAAGACTAGCAGAGGATTGGTCAAGCATATTATTTACTGAAAGAGATGAAATAACAACAAAAGCGAACACAGACAAACAAACAGAGGTAAATAATGAATATTTAAATAATCAGTTAAAGATATTAAAAATATATAAAGACTTACCGACAGCAATAGAAAAGGCAATGGCAATGGGAACAGCAGGGGCAACAATGAGAGTTAAACATGCAAAGGTAGATAAACAAGGAAGGCTATATGCGGATGAAAGAACAAAGCTAGATATTATTTACTTAGACGCAAACCAAATTATACCTTTAAAAGTTGAACATGGAGTAATAATTGATGTTGCTTTTGTAAGTGAAAATACTATAGGCAGTAAAAAAGAATATTATATTGAGTTACATCAATTAAAATATAACAAAAAATTAAATCAAGAAATATACGAAATATCTAATAATTATTTAGATGAAAACGGAAATGAAATAAACAAAGAGGGCATAGCTAAGAGTTATACAGTTAATTCTAGTGTGCCTTTATTTAGTATCTTAAAGCCAGCAATAGCAAACCCAATTGATACAGAATACAACAATGTAAACGGGATGGGATTTAGTGTATATGGAACTGCAATTGATCAACTTATGGCCTGTGATATTACATACAATAATTTTGTTATGGATTTTTACCTTGGAGGAAAAAAAGTATTTTATAACAAAAAAATAACAAGAACTAAGACAAGACAAATAAAAGATACAGAAGGAAATATAAGAGAAGAAGAATATGAGGTATATCCTGATGACGTAATGAAACAACAGTGGGCTGTATATGGAGATACTGAAATAAGTAACATAAAAGAAAATCCAGTTGTAACAGAATACAATCCAGAGTTAAGGGTACAGGAAGATAAAGAAGGAATACAATTTGCTTTGAATATGCTAAGTTTTAAGGCAGGGCTAGGAACCAAATATTATGAATTTAATGGAAATTCGGTAGTGACTGCAACTCAATACGTTGGAGATAGACAGGACTTAATCGAAAATGCTAACAAACACCGCAAGAGTGTTGATGAATTTGTAAGTGGAATATGCAAAGCTATTCTTTTACTAGGAAGAGTATTATTCAAAGAAAAAGTAACAGAAGATTGTATTGTTACAATAACAGACAAAGATGGTTTTATGGTTGATACAGAAACGGCAAAACAGGAATTTAGACAAGATATAGCACAAGGAATAAGACAAGCTTGGGAATATAGAGTTAAATTCTTAGGGGAGACAGAAGAAAAAGCCAAGGCAATGGTAAAAGATGAAGAAATAGAAGATATTGAAGAATAAGAGGTGTTTTAAATGTTAACACCTGAATATTTAAATGATATAGAATTTAATGATGTTGTAAGACTATATAATAAATTAAATATAGAAATAACAGCTGATATAATAAGCAGAATAAGTATAATGGATGATATTACAGCAGTAAGTAAAGAACAAATGAAAATATTATTACAAACAAATGGAACAGAAATATTTAATGAAGCATTAGAAAAAACATCATTATTAACAAGAGAAACAAAGAATGCATTAAAGTTACTATTCAAAAACATGGCAAAAGAAGATATGCAAGGATACGAAGAATTATACGAATATAGAGAAAAACCTTTTAAGCTGAGTGAGACTCAATACAACATACTTAATCAAGGATTAAAACAAACTAATAAAACACTAAAGAACATGACAAATACTATAGCCTTTCAAAGTCAACAAGCATATGTTAACGCAGTAGATGAAGCATATATAAAAGTTATAAGCGGTGCATTTGATTATACGTCTGCTATTAATACAGCTGTACAACAATTAGCAGACAAAGGAATAACATTAAAAGATAAACTTGGGAGAAATATACAATTAGAAACAGCAGTAAGAAGAAATGTGTTAAGTGGCATTCATACAACAGCAAACAATATAAATAGAAATATAGAAGCAGAGTTAGGTTGCGATGGATATGAGGTTACAGCACATTTAGGGGCAAGACCAAGCCATGCAGAAGAACAAGGAAAACAATTTGCAGTAAGTAAAAAAGATGCTAGCAAATATGGTTTAGAGTTATGGTCAGATGTTGCAGAATTATGGGAAGAGTACAATTGTAGACATAGCTATTTCGGAATAATCTTAGGAGTTTCAGAACCAGTATATACAAATAATGAATTAGAAAAACTTAAGAATGCAACAGTTACATTAAATGGAAAACAAGTGCCATATTATAAGGCCACTCAAAGACAAAGACAATTTGAAAGTGATATAAGAAATATAAAACGAAGTATACAAACATTAGATAAAGCAGGCATAGACTCATCAAATCAAAGAAGTAAATTAAGACAATTGCAAATGAAACAAACAGCATTTTGCAAAGAGACAGGACTTGAAAAAGATTATTCAAGAATGAAAATTGCAAAAATTAAGACAAACGAACAAGCAAAGTATAAAGATATAACAGAACAATTTAATTCAGTAAAGAAATATAAAGTTAAACAGCAACAACACTACAAAGATACTCAAGGAACTAAATACTTTGTAGATGGAAAAAATGTTTTAATGGAACCATCGGATAGAGAAAAAGAAGTAGCTAAAATTCTTGGAAAAGCTTTTGGAGGGCAAGTAAATATAATACCAAGAATAAATAATCCAGCAAGTATAAAAACACCAGATTATATTATTAATAATGAAAGATTTGACTTGAAAGAAATTACTGGTAAAGGTAAATATGTAATAGAAGGTAATTTAAGAAAAAAGAAAAACCAAGCAAATAATTTTATTATAGATGTAACAAATACTAAAATGGATCCCAAAGAAATAGAAAGGCAAATAAAAAGTATTTATATTTCAAAAAGATTCATGTGGATTGATAAGATATTTGTCATAAAAGAAAACAAAATAATAAATGCATATAAAAGAAAATAATTGAAGGTCAACTGCGAACCAAATATATGGGGTTCTCAACTGACCTTCAATAATAATATTATTAACTTAATTATACAATAAATTAGGCTAATAATCAATAGTTTATGCAAAAAAATACAATTTATACATTAAATTAGTTATTAATATTTTAATATATATAAGAAGCTGACGAGCTTCTTTTTTAATGTCTTTTTTCAATTAGACGTAAAAGAAATTGAAATGTTGGGCATACGACGTTAAAAATAGCAAATATTATCAAATTCGAGGGAAGAAAAACCCGTAGAAAATCGTAGGAGGAGAAATATTATGAAAAGAAGTTTTTTAGAAGGATTATTCAAAGATTTAGAAGCGGAGGATAGCGTTAAGAAAAATATCATTGATAGTATTATGGATGAAAATGGTAATGATGTTAACGCAGAAAAAACAAAAACTTTAACTGCACAAAATGATTTAAAAGTAAAGGAAGGATTAATCGAAGAACTAAATAAAAAAATAAAAGAAAATGGTTCTGTCGATATAGAAGAAATCAAAAGAGTAGCTAAAGAGGAAGGTTTTGCTGAAGGTTCTAAAGAAGTTGAAGAATTTAAGAAAACAAACGCACTAAAAAGTTCCATAAAAGGAGCAAAAGACTTTGACTTAGTTTATAGCAAACTAGACAAAGACAAAATTAAATATGAAAAAAATGATAAAGGAGAGTACACAGTAAGTGGCATTGATGAACAAATCAAAGATGTCAAAGAAAAGTATTCTTTTTTGTTTGATGAAAAAGATGACGGAAGCTCAGAAATTAATCTTGGCGGAAATCATACAGAAAAACCACAAGATACAACTCCAACGTTATATGGAGCATTAAAAGAAAAATTTAATTAATAGGAGGAAATAAAAATGATAACATTAGAAGAAGCAAAAGTAGGAATGGCTGATAAAGTAGATCAAGCAGTCATTGATGAATTTAGAAGAGGGTCTTTATTATTAGATAAATTAGTATTTGATAATGCTGTAGCACCAGGAACAGGGGGAAGTACATTAACTTATGGATATACAAAATTAAAAACACCATCAACAGCAGGATTTAGAAAAATAAATGGTGAGTATACAAATAATGAAGCTAAAAGAGAAAAAGCAAGTGCAGACTTAAAAATATTTGGAGGAAATTTCAAGATTGACCGTGTATTAATAAACACATCTGGTGCAGTTGATGAATTAGATTTTCAAATGAAAGAAAAAATAAAGGGAGCTATAAACTTATTCCACAATACTGTAATTAACGGAAACGAATCAGTGAACGAAGATGAATTTAATGGACTAGATGTTATGTTAAAAGGTTCTAGCACTGAATATAATGCATCTGAATATGGGATAACAAAAGATACTGATGTAACAGCAGGGAAGGTATATTACACTAGAAGTGGTTCAGGAACTACAAGTTCTCCATACAAATATACAAAAGTAGCAAATCCACAAAAAGCTAATATAGCTACATATTATGAAGTATCTAATGAGTTTGATTTATCAACATCTAAAAAAATGGATGATAATTATCAAGAATTTTTAGATAAAATGGATGAATTTGTTTCAATTATGCAAGGAAAACCAACAATGTTTTTAGGTAATAACAAATTAATTACAAAAATTAAAGGTATTGCAAGAAGAGCAGGATATTATACTAAATCAGAAGATGCGTTTGGTAGAAGTGTTGATATGTGGGATAACATTCCATTAGTAGACTTAGAAGAATATTTCGATGGAACTAATACAACACCTTGCGTAAAAATTTCTGAAGATGGATTGACAGACTTATATGCGGTTCAAATTGCAAAAGATGGATTCCACGGGGTTTCTCCAACTGGAAATGGAGTTTTAAGCACTTGCTTACCAGATATGAAAGCTCCTGGAACAGTTAAAGAAGGAGACGTAGAAATGGTTGCTGCAGTTGTGTTAAAAAATACACTAAAAGCTGGAGTATTTAGAAACATAAAAGTAAAATAGGAGCTGATAAAGATGAAATATGCAGATTATAGCTATTATTTACTTGAGTATAAAGGAAAATTACAAGAAATCTTTTTTGATTCACTAATAATAAAAGCAAGCAGAGAAATTGATAAGAATGTCAATACAAGACTAACAGAAACAAAAATAAATAATTTGCCAAAAGAAGCACAAGAACAGTTGAAATATACTGCTTGTGCTTTAGTTGATTTAATAAATAAAAAGGAAGAAAGTACAAACAGAAAGATTACTTCATATTCGATAGATGGAGTAAGCAAAAACTTTAAAGTGCTTTCTGATGAAGAATATAAAGTGGCTAAAAAGGAAATAATCAATTGTTTGCCTGATGAATTAACATGCTTTTTATAGGGAGGTTAGTATGGAAGATTTTCCAATGCAAGATATAACAATATACCATAAAAGTAATAACAAATGGGATAGATATGTTGTAGAGGCTAGTTATAGAAATACTTCAATAACAAATCATAACAGAAATGGGTCAGATTCAACTGACAATGCCTTAATTAGGATTTTTGACATCAATGGATATAATTTAAAGTGGTTTGTAGAAAATGGCGATATTATTGTAAATAAAAAGGTAGAAGATGTAATAGAAAGAGTACCATTAACAGAACTAAGTAAAAAATATGGCACTCAAAATGTTCACAAAGTAACTTCTGTTGATAAATTTATATTTGATGATGAGGATTTACCAAATCATATCAAGATAGGTGCAATATGAGTTATATTATTAAAACAAAACCACTACAAACTATTTATAGAGAATTAGGTCTAGAAGAGCGAGGGAAAGTACAGCAATTTTTAGGAAAAACGGTTGCTGACAATCTCAAAAAATATGTTTCTTTAAAAAGTGGAACACAAAAAGACTCTGTAAATCCTATTAATGGAGGAAAACAAGTAATAATAAAAGTTCCTTATGCAAGATTCCAAGCAGAAGGAAAGGTTATGGTAGGAGTAAAAAGTAGAAGTGCTTATGCTAGACGTGGAGAAAGAAAAGTAGTTATAAACAAAAATTTAAAATATCACAGCAGTAAATTAAGAGGTGCACACCCATTTGAAAGAATGAAGGCAGACAAAAGAGACAAAATATTAATGCAAACAGCAAATTATGCAAGGAGGTTAGACAATGGATAAAGCAATAAACGAATGGTTGTTAAAATATGAACCAATAAAAGAAATAGCAGAAATGATACATACAGAGGAACTACCAGAAGAAACAGATACTTTAGCCTTGCAAAGAAGTGGAGTAGAAAATTTGCCACTAAAATATATAACAGATACAGGCTGGTATAGACAATATCAATATGCATTACTTTTAAAAGCAAATAGTGAAGATGACATACAAAGATTAGAGAATTTAGACTGGTTAGATGATTTAAGCGATTGGATAGATAAACAAAATCGACTAAGAAACTATCCAGTATTAAAAAATAAACAAATAAAACAAATTAGCTGTGCTAATGCGATAACCTATGAAACTGATGAAAAAGGTTTTATAAGTACGTATTATATACAGCTTTATTTTAATGTAAGAGGAGGAATTTAAAATGGCAGTTGAAGAATTAACAGATATCATGGAATATGACGAAGCACATTACTTTGGAATAAATAATGAAATAGTATTAGGTGGAGTAATTACAGAAATGACAGAAAGTTCAAACCCAACAGAGTCTGAAAAGCAATACATACACCAAAAATCAAAAACAAAAAAGATTACAGGATTTTCGAATGAATTTCCTATTACTATGGATATGGTTAAAGGCGATAAGGTGTTTGACTATATGTATAATTTATTCTATGAAAGAAAAACAGGTTCAGACTTAAATATAGATCATTACATAGTAAATTTATGGCAACCAGTTGCAGAACAGGAAAATACATTTAAAGCAAGAAAAATAACACAGACTTGCAAAATAACAGAATGTAATGGTGCTGCAGGGGAACAAAAACAAATTACAGGATCTCTTGAAGGTGGAGAATTTGTTTATGGTACATTTAATGTAACAACAAAAACATTTACAGAGAATGCGTAAAAATAATAGGTAGATATTAAAGATAATTATGTTAGGAAGGATAAAAAATGAAAAGTAAAAGAGTAAGTTTTGGGTATGAAGATACAGACCAAAAAATTGAAGTTGATATATACGGATTGGTCTTTGAAATTAATAAGAAAAATATTGTAGATAAAGATTTGAAAGATATTAATGAAGATGAAGATACCATAGAGAGAGAAATAAGAGAAGTTATAGGAGAAGATTCAATAGAAAAGATAAATAATAAAAGATTAAAAGATGGATACGATGAAATGACCTTAGATGTAGAGATAGCTGTGTTAACTTGTATATATAAAGCATATATAACAGCTACCTCAGGGAATATGATAGATGAAGTAATGAATACAAACAAAGAATTAGAAAATAAAGCAAGAAATTTAGATAGCGAAATGAACAGAGAACAAAGACGAAATTATAATAGAAATAATTATAGAAGAAACAGAAATTATAGGAGATATTAATATGATTATGTTTAATAGACTACCTTATTTTGTGATTTTACAAGGAAAAAAATATAAAATAAATGTAGACTTTAGAAATATGATATCTTTTGAAAATAAAGTGCAGGATAAAAGTGTCGACAAGTCGGAAAAGATAAAGTATGGACTAAGGCATTTTTATCCTGCTTTTTTTTATGCAGAAAACTATAATAAATTACTATACAATCCACAATTATATAAAGAAGCTTGTGAAAGGCTAATATGGTTTTATAAATGTGGCAGAGATAATTATCACAAAACAAAAGGAAATAGTAAAGGAAGTAATAAACAAATTTATAGCTATGAATTTGATGATGAATATATTTATGGAGCTTTTTATGAACTTCGGAATAGACTTGGCACACGACAAAGTACATTGGTGGAAATTTAAAGCATTATTAAAATCCTTAAAAAGTGATGTAGAGTTTGTAAAAATACAAGGTTATCGAGCATATGAGGGAAAAGATAAAAATATGCTAGAATTAAGAGATTATTGGGCATTACCAAAACCAGTTGAAGAACAGGAAAGAATAAATAAAATATATGAAGCATTGAAATAATTTTGTTTTTCGACTTTTTTTGACACAAGAATACAAGAAAAAATGATATACTCTTTTTATAATGATAAAAGGAGTGATATTTATGGTATGTAAAAAATGCAAAAAAGAATGCTTAGAAAGTGAGTTAAAAGATGGTATATGTCGTGATTGTATGAGTAAAACCAATAAAAACAGTATGATAATTACTATTATAATATCTGTTGTTATTTCTGTTTTAATCAGTCTTGCAATAGAAGGTTGGGCTAATAGTGGAGTAGGATTAAAAGACTTTAAAGTAGAATCTTTTAGCATAGACTCTGAAAAAAATTCATATTCTACCACTTATGATGGAAAAGGTATAATTTCTTGTGCTGATAATCAAAATGATTATATTGTTTTAGTAGAAAGAAAAGACAAAACAAGCAATGAGGTTAGTTATATTCCTGTCATAGTGCATAAAGGAAAAGGCGACTTAACGACTTATGACTCTAGTTACTCAGGAGCAACTGAAAAACCAGAATATGAATTTAATATTATAGGATATAGAAGTTTTAAGCACAATAATTGAAAATAAAAAGGATATCATAACGCTTACAGAAATGTAAGTGTTTTTATTTTGTCTACATTAGAAAGGACAAAACAATGGCAGTAGCAGGAAGTTTAACTTATGATACAAATATAGATAAAAGTGGATTTAATAAAGGATTAAATTCGATAACAAATTCTGTTAAAAGTGGTGGAACAAAGATAAAAAATATAGTAACAGCATTGGGAATAACTAAAATGATAAGTACAGCAATTAATACTATAAATAATAGCATAGATGGTGCGGTATCAAGAATAGATACACTAAACAATTATCCAAAAGTAATGTCAAATTTAGGAGTTGCTAGTGAAGATGCTGAGGCTTCTATAAACAAATTAAGCGATAAATTATCTGGATTACCAACCACATTGGACAACGCTTCATTGTCAGTGCAAAGGTTTACAAGTAAGAATGGAGATGTAAAAAAAAGCACAAACTACTTTTTAGCATTAAATAACGCCTTATTAGCTGGTGGAGCTTCGGCAGATATACAATCATCTGCTATGGAACAGTTAAGTCAAGCATATGCTAAAGGTAAGCCAGACATGGTGGAATGGAGAAGCATACAGACAGCTATGCCAGCACAATTAAATCAGGTAGCAAAAGCATTTAATATGACATCAGATGAGCTTGGAGAAGCATTAAGAAGTGGCAAAATCTCAATGGATTCTTTTATGGATAAAATTGTTGAATTAAATGAAACAGAGATAGGAGAATTTCAATCATTTGAAGAACAAGCAAAAAATTCAGTAGGAGGCATAAATACATCGATAACAAATGCAAAGACAGCGATAACTAGAGGAGTTGCTAATATAATTGACACAATAGACAAAGCATTAAAGAAAACAGAATTAAAAGGATTAGGAAATATAATAAGCAATATTGGTTCTATTTCGGAAAAGGTATTAAAAAAAATAGCAAATGAAATTTCTAAAATAGATTTTAACCAAATTATAAATACAGCAAAGCGATTAGCTGATATATATGGACCTAAAATAAAAAGAATATTTTCAGGAATTATTAACTTATTTAAAAATATGCTATCATGGGCTAGTAAAAATAAGGGCGTAATAGTGTCGGTAGTAGGGGTTGTATTTTCGCTGATTGCATCAATGAAAGTATATAAAGGAGTTATGTCGGCGATTCAAGGAATAAATATAGCGAAAAACATTATTTCTGCATTAAGCCCTACGACAGCATTGATATCTTTAACATTAGGATTAGGTATAGCAGCGGCAACAGTAGCAACAGCAATGGCAAAACAAAAAACATCTCTTGACGGAGTAAAAGATGCGGCAGAATTACAACAAAAATCATGGAAGTCTTTAAAAGAAGCAAGAGAGCAGAGTTTATCAAAAAGTGAAAGTGAAATAGTAACAATACAAAGATTAGCAGATGAATTAAGAAAAATGACAGATGAAAATGGGAAAGTGAAAGAAGGTTATGAAAATAGAGCAAAATACATACTTGGAGAATTGAATAATGCATTGGGCACAGAGTATCAAATGAATGGAAATATCATTAGTCAATATGGCGAATTAAAAGATAATATCGACCAGCTAATCTCAAAGAAAAAAGCAGAAGCGACATTAGATGCATATAAAGAAGAATACCAAACATCACTAAAAAACCAAGCTGAAGCAACAAAAACATTAACTGATTTAAGGCAAAAATATAATGACGAATTAAATAAAACAACTAATGGATATCAAGAAGAACAAGAAAAAATGAGAAATCTTAATTATATAGGCAGTCAGATAAAAAATCAGTCTGAATTAATTGGAGAATATGGATATACAGTAGAAAAATATGAAAAATTAACAAGTGCAAGTGTTTCAAATAGTAAAGATGAAATAGAAAAAGCTTTATCTGAAATGGGAGTTTCATATGACCAAGCAAAAGCTAAAACCAATAATTCGTTAACAGAACAAATACAATCACAAAGTAATTATGTGTCATTATTAAAACAAAGCTGGCAAGAGGCTAAAGATAATAATGATACTTTCCAAGCAAAAATATTACAAAAACAATTAGATACAGAACAGCAATCGTTAATAAATTTAGCTAACTCATTAGCACAACAAACATCAACAGTGATCAATCTAACAGAAGAACAAAAAATAGCTTGGAAAAATTTAGCTGAAACAAGTTATAGTGCATATGAGCAAGGATTATCTCAAGTACCAGAAGAAACAAGAAAGAAAATAGAAGAAGCAACAGGTGTGATATTATTAGATACAGGCTTAGAAAATGCTTCAAGTAAAGAGGCAGGTTCCGCAACAACGTTATTCAGTCAGAATTTAAAAATTTCAGAAAAAACTAAGGAAAACATAGAGCAAGCATCGAAAAATTTATATTCTGACACAATGGTAGAAAATGGAGCTAAAGTTTTAGCAGATGATGCAAATTCGGGATTTAATAATAATGTAGATGGTAACAAATGGGGGACAGATTTAAGTAGCAATATTTCAAGTGGTATGACATCTCAAAAATCACAAAGTGGAATCATGGGAGCTGCTACATCAATAGCAGGATGGATTAAATCAATTATAGGGCACTCAGTACCAAAAACAGGACCACTAAAAGATGAATTGACGTATATGCCGGACATGATTGATAACTTAGTAAAAGGAATTGATAAAAATAGATATAAGATATCAAAAGCGACGAATCAGATGGCTAAAGATATTAAAGATGGTTTTGATTTAGAAGGGCTAAATAATGATATAATGCGAGAGATGAATAAAGCAGTAGCATTCGAAACTGGTTCGATAAATGCTAATGCAAGTGTAAAATCTAACAATTCTATGCTAAATGTAATAAAAGCTTCATTTAATATAGATGGAAGTGTTGATATAGACGGAAAGAAAGCAGGAAGAATATTAGCACCAAGCGTAGTAAAAACGATAAAGACAGGAGGATTAGCATAATGGTATATTTAAAATATAATAGTGTGAAATTGCCGGTATTGGATAACTATAACATAGCAAAGTCAAGTCAAGAAATAACTTTTAGTGACTTAAAATGCGATTTTACAGGGCACCAAAAAGCTGATTTGCCAGAAAAATATCAAGAAGTGAGGGTCGTAGAAGAATCAAAAGTAAATCGAGAAATAGAAAAAATAGAATATGAAGAAAAGAAAGATGTTAAAGAATTGTCTTTTGAGTCAAAAGTAAAAGAAAAAATTTCTATTTGTAAAGTACATGGATACAGCAGTCAAGAAACAACAGAAGGATACCAGTTATTAAATTTACAGTCTGGAATGCAAAATGGTATTACATATTATGTAGATGATGAGGGGTATTTCTATATTAGTGGAACTTGTACATCTGACAGAATTACACTTAATTTAAATGAAATGGTTTTAAACGGAACATATACATTTACAAGTAAAAGCATAAGTGGCGGAGGAATAAATTGTGCTTTAAAAGATAATACATCTGAATATAAAAATATCTTTTGGGCAAATAACAACAATAACACTAAAGAAGTTAATGCAATTTCAAAAGATTTGGTTTGTTATCTTACAAATGGTGCTACATACAACTCAAAAATAAAATTAATGCTTGTAAGTGGTAGTCAAGAAAAAGATGTTGAACCTTACACAGGAGGAATACCATCTCCATCTCCAGATTATCCAAGTGAAATAAAAACAGTAAAAGATAATATAAATATAAAAATTGCAGATAAAAACAACGAGGAACAACAAGAAATATTATTTCCACTTGTACAAGGTCAAAAATTGATGCAAGGAGACTATTTAGCAGATGATGGAATACATCACACGAGAAAACAGGTCGTGCTGGACGGCAGTGATGATGAAGGTTGGGGCTATAACGGTGGTAGTCTTAGTAATAATATTTCAGCTTTTACAGCTAATATATCCAACTTAATTAGTGTAGAAAATACTGATACCAAAGTAAGAGTAATGTGTAATAAAACTATTGGCTTAAGTGCAAGTGAAGCAACAAAACTTCAAAAATATAATGCTATTGCAGTTATACAAGATAAAAGGATATATTTATGTGTCCAGAGAAGTTCTTTTTCAACTTCTCCATCTACTTTAAAAACTTGGTTACAATCAAATCCTATTACAGTAGAATACGAACTAGCAGAAGAAGTAGTAGAACCTTATACAGTAGAACAACAAAAGGCTTGGAATAATATGCAAAATCTTGTAAGTTATGTAGGAATAAATAATATAAATTCATCAACTAACATAGATGTAAAGTATCCGGTAAGAATCAAAAAGGAAATCGTACCTGAAACATATGACAAGTTGTTATATACAGGGTATATCGATGATTATGTATTTGATGAAATGAGAGAACTTGATGAAGATATTAATGTGAATTTTACGTTACTTTCTCCTCAAAAAATAGCAACATTAAGAACATGCATTGCTGTTGGAACATATGAGATAAAAGATTTAATAGAAAATATAATACTAGCTCCATTAATTGATGATGGATTTACATTAAAAGAGATAAACATTGTAAACAAATCTTTAACCGTTAACTTTCTAGTAGAAACAGTTGAATACTGTATGAATAATTTAAGCAATAAATATAATTTTTGGTGGTATATAGATGAAAACAAAAACATTTATGTAAAAGATATAGAAACAATGTTTAAAGAAGAACCTATGTATATATATGATGATAAACATACTATTGATGGTTTAGAATATGTTAAGCCAATAACAAATAGCTATGATTATGCTAATGTGATTAACTTTAAAAACGTTAGAATATATGAATATTCAAGATTAAGAATGAACAAGAAAGAAGTTGCTGAAGCACATAATCCATTGATTGATGGACAAGTAACAAATATAAAGCAAAACGACCAAATAACGTTTAATTTTCCAATTGATATAAAGAAAGAAAATATAATTAAATCTGCTAATAGCAACGGTATTACAAATACAAATATTATTTATGGAATATATGTAGAAGGAACATATGAAGATAATACAGACTTTTCTTTTTTTGTCTCATTTGATACTTTAAATAATTTATATAAAATAAGTGACAATTTAGGGTTTGATGGAGAGAGCACAGATAGTGAAAAAGAATTTTTATTAATGCGAGATAGTTTTTTCAGTAACTTAATAACAGGAATTAAATATAACAATGGCAATAAAAAAATAAATAGTATTAAAGCAATTAATTCTGACAGTACATTAATTTATAATGTTAATAAATTTTTAAATGATAAAGGAATACTAGAGAAAAAGAACATTATAAGCAAAACAGGTATTGTAGAAAGAACTATAGACATGAAAGAAAGTTGGAAAACTGTACAAGAATTGACTGAAATTGGAGCAAGCTACTTAAACAAAAATAGTTTAAATTATGCAGATGAACTTGAAATTAAGCTTGATAAAGACAAATTTCAAGTGGGAAAAATACTTTATATTAATAAATTCATGATAGATGGAAGATATGTAGTAACTGAAATACAAAGAACAGACCAAAATAATGATGATGAATTTTTAGTAAAATGTAAAAACGCTAACATATTAGATAACTTCATTGATATATTTAGACAAGAAAACGAACAAACATCAAGTGACAAGGTATATCAATTGTATGTAACACATTATGAAGAAGAAGGAATTAGCGAGAGATTTGAGGTGGTACAATGATAGTTAAAAACGAATATGTGAAAATAAAAACAGACAAAGAATATGTACTACATAATTACATATATGATAGTTATTTAAGGTTGTTTAGTAAAGGACAATTATTAAATGAGTGGGGATTAGCATATCAAGATGAAAATGAAAATAAAGAATTAACATATTGTTTTATAAGGTTTGATAGTCCTTTAGATAATTATCAAAAAGCAAATTATACAGATTTTAATATAAGAATGCAAAAAACTCAAATGCAAACGGTAGGAAATTCAAAAGGTTGTAATGTGACTTATACATTTGCAGAAACTAAGTCTGTAACTTTGATAAATACAGGGAATGCACTTTCTTCATTAAAGGACTATTATGGTAAAAGAATAACTGCAATAGGATTTGGTAATTGGAATACAATTTATGCTTGCGTCGATACTAGTAATTATTCAATATATTTAACAGAAGGAGAAAAGCTTGCAATAACAAGAAAAGATATATTTGAAAGTAATGCAGAATGTGTTGGATATGAATATCCTTACCATTTATCTCCAGTAAAATGGACACAATACTTAGAGGAATATACTGATATAAGCACAGGAGAGAAAATAAGTAATCCATATAGAGTACCAGTTATAGCGATATTGTACTCAATAGGAATTGGAAGTCAAAAAGGGGTAATGGAGGAAGAATATAAAGTAGGGACAGATATAGAAATAAACGAAGAGAGCGACACAGTATTTGGGTTTAATATAAGAACAGGACTAGAACAAAGTGTATTTCCGCATTCAAGTTTATATATGGGAAATGGAAAATATCCAATGCCTGCAAACTTGATAAAAGAAATATTTACAAACACTAATTTACAACCAAGCTTAAATAAATATCCGTTAAAACCTAACACAAAATATATAATTTTAAAATATAGATTTGTATACCAGTATGTTAGTATGCATCATCAAGGAACTGTGTTGGTAAATACAGATAACTATTACACAATGAATTTTTATACCGAAGCAAAAGGATTATTTGAACTAAAAAATAAAATAGAAAGGAGCAATTAATTATGGCAGATATAAAACTAGATAGAATAGGTTGGCAAGACGGAACACTTGTTAGCAAGGGAAAAGTAGAAGTAAATGGTACTATTTATGAAGTAGAGCCAGAACAATATAGTGGACAAACTCCACTTTCTAGTGCAAATCTTAAAAAAATGGAAGATAATACAGAAAAAGCAATAAATAAGCTAAAAGAAGAAAAAGATGGAACTACATTGTATGAAAACGAAACAGGAACGACAGGAGATATAGCATTAAGTGAAAAATTGTCTAATTATAAATATATTAAAGTATTCTGGAAAGTTGGAAATAATAACAGGGGAGAAGAAGTATATGTAGCATTAAACAAAAATATAAATTTATCATTAATAGACTTTACAGATTCAAAGATATGGATACATACTAAAACAATGACAATGGAAGATACGAAATTGACAGTAAAAAGATATAAAGAATATTCTATTACAGATAGTAGTCAATGGAAGCCATACGGTTCATCAACTAATTCAATTGCAATTGTTAAAGTAGTGGGATACAAGTAAAACATATATGTCTTAAGTATACATGAAAGGAAAAGATATAATATGAAAGATAAGAAAATAAAAGTAGCAGATAATAGCATGGTATATTTTAATGACGAAGAAGATTTCGAAAAAGCAGGTTATAAGACTTTAGAAATAGAGGAAGAACCTGCTTTTAATATGGAAACACAGTACTTAGAACCTTACTATCAAGAACAAAAAGAAAATACAATACAGAAGTGGAAAATTAAAGAGATAGAGGAGGTGGGATAGTGGAAGAAATAGTAAAAATAATTTTAAATTGGGCAATACCTGTTATTTTAACAGGTATTTTTGGTTTTTTGGTTAAACTCTTTAAAGATATGAATACAATGAAATCTAGTCAATTAAGTTTGATTAGAAGTCAAATTGTAAGTAAATGTGAAAAGTATCTTGACCAGGGGTATTTACCAGAATACGCAAGATATTGTTTGAATGAATTGTTTGAACAATATAAAACATTAGGAGGAAATCATGGAATTGAGATATTGGTAAATAGATGTCTTGAATTGCCATTAAGTAAGAAGGAGGAAAATCATGAAAAATAAAGAGGAATTAATAAAATGGATAAAATGTGCAGGAATAAGAGCAATAAAGACAATATGTCAAACAGCAGTAGCCACAATTGGAACATCAGTAATGATAAGTGAGATAGATTGGATTGCTGTAGGAAGTGCATCATTATTAGCAGGGATATTAAGCATATTAACAAGTATGGCAGGTATTCCTGAAGCAAAGGAGGAATAGTTATGGAAGAAGAATTAGTAGAAGAGGTAACTGATTTAGCTGAACAAGATAACATAGGGGAGGCGAACGAATAATGAATATAGAAGAAAAATTATTAACGATTAGTCCATATAGTAGAAGTGGAGAAAAGCAAGGAAATGTACAATATATAGTTGTTCATTGGGTCGGAAATGCTGGTTCAAGTGCTATTGGAAACAGAAATTATTTCAATTCATTAGCAACATCACATAAAACATCAGCAAGTTCTCATTACATAGTAGGGTTAAACGGAGAAATAATTCGTTGCATTCCAGAAAGCGAAGTGGCATTTCATGCAGGTTCTTATTCTATGAATAGAAAATCAATAGGAATAGAAGATTGCCATCCAGATTGGGACGGAAAATTTAACGATGCTACATATAATAGTTTAGTAGAGCTATGTGCTGATATTTGTAGAAGATACAATTTATCTGTAAACAATATTATTAGACACTATGACGTAACAGGAAAGGAATGCCCAAGATATTATGTAAGAAATGAACGAGCCTGGATACAACTTAAAAACGATGTAGCAAATAGATTAGGACAAGCTACAACTAATGTAGCAGTTCCAAAAGTAGAAGGGAGTGATGAACCAGTGAGAAGATATAAGAACGGTTCAACAAAAGAAACAATATATGCTGATACAGCATTAACAAAAGTAATAGGAAGTTTAAGTCCATATGAAGAGTGCGATTGTTTTGGAATATTTAATAATAGACCAATGGTAAGATATAAAATAGATGGAACTAATAATTACAAAATTGGATTCGCAAAATGGACAGGTGGAGTAAAATAAATTAATTGAATCAAATAGAACGAGGACTAGATAGGAAGTCATGAGCTTATCGAAAGGCTACCTAGCAAGCTTGTCCTCGTTCTATTTTTGTGCTAGGAGAAAGCTAGGCAAATATGGAAGAAATATGGAAAGACATAGAAGGATACGAAGGATTATATCAAGTTAGCAACTTAGGCAGAGTAAAAAGCTTAAAAAGAGATATTACAAATACCAATTATGGAGTTGCTCATATAAAAGAAAAGATATTAAAACCGAGAGATGATGGGAAAGGATATGTTAGAGTAGTTTTATACAAAAATAATCAAAAGAAGCAATTCAAGATTCACAGATTGGTTGCAAAGGCATTTATAAGCAATCCTGAAAATAAAGCAACAGTAAACCATATCAATGGAAACAAATCACATAATACAGTTGAAAACTTAGAGTGGTGTACTAATAAAGAAAATATATATCATGCATTTAAAACAGGATTAATTCAAAAGAAAAATAAATCAATTGTACAGATGGACCTAAACGGAAACGTTTTAAACGAATTTGAAAGTTTATGCGAAGCAAGTAAATATATGAATAAAAATAGCCATCACAATATTATGTATTGTTGTAAAGGAAAAATTAAAACAGCTTATGGTTATAAATGGAAATATAAAGAACAATTAGTTTAAATATATAAAACCTAGATGGATTTGTTTAGATTTCTGCAGTAAATTATAATATTAGAGCTAGATTAGATTAATTTCTAGTCTAGCTCTTTTTTATTTAAATTGAAAAGAGACTAGTTTGTACTAGCCCCTTTTATCTCCTTTTTCAAGGATAATAAATGCGTTTTCTTTAATATATATTATATGACATTTTTAAAAATTAGTCAATACCTAATCTTTCTTTTAATGCTTCTTGTAAAACTTGTGAAAAATTAATATTATTTTTTTCAGATAAATAATTTAACCATGCAGGTATTGTTAATGTTTTTTTAATAGATTTATTATTAAATTTTTTTCGGTACTCATCCATATTAATGCTTACAAATGAAACAAATTGATTTTTTTGTAAAATAATTTTAGAGATGTCTAAGGTTGGTTTTGGAAAATTTGTTAAATTGTCTAAATATAAGCCCATAGCATCCTGAGCCATTAAATAAGCATTTTGTATACTGTCTCCAAAAGTTGAACAACCTTTTAAATCTATAAAATCAACATTATAATATTTACCGTCAAAAGTAAATATTGCGGGAAAGACAGTTAGTTCATTTTTCATTTTTATACCTCCAAATTATATAAGATAGAAAGGAAAAAACGCATAGCAAACAAACATAGTAAAATATAAAATTTAAGCATCCTCCTCAACATGCTGAAAAATTATATTGAAGTTTTTAGGAAGGGCTAATTATTTTAGCCCTGTCCTTTTTAGTATTGCTTCAGCTGTTCCGATTGGAATATCCTTGTTATGTACAGGAACAATCTCAGTTTGATTTCCGTTTTCTCATTTTTAAATGAGAACCGTTTTGAGATATTTCTTGCCAACCATTTTGCTTTAGCAATTTGATTAGCTGTTTACTACGCATTTATTATCCTCCTTTCTATAAACATTATACTACGTATTGATACGTGTGTCAATATTTTTTCAAAAAAATATAAAAATTTTAAAAAAACTTAAAAAACGCTTAAAAATCAAGGTATATAACTTGTTGCCTTAAAAATAAAAACGGCTTAAAATCGATTGTGAAGGGTTGTTTTTTAGCTGGGTTTCAAGAAAAAAATAAAAGATAGATATGGAAAAATCTATCTTTTATTAATCTCATTTTTAAACAATAATAT